ATCTAGAGCAAAGGTAACAGTATTTTGCGTTTCTTGGGGATAATAATAATCTAAGGATATACATTGATGCATACATTATTTTCATTACCTTATACAGAAGGTATAATTGATTTAATCACTCCAGATATTATTAATCAAATAAACGATATTTATTTTTCAGATGGAAAGTATCGTTCAGTTCGACACGATCATTTTACAGATGATAACTTACAAGAACTTTATTCTATACGAGAAAAGTATGGAATAAAGATTCAGTATGTTATGAATTCAGCCTGGTATTCAAATGGGTTCTACACATTAGAAAATATTGAAGAGATTATAGAAACAATAAAATCTCTTGATATTGATATACTCACTATTAATAATACATTCTTGATGCAAAATGATTTCTTTCGTGAAGCATTGAAAGATATTGAAATTAAGAATTCAATTAATAATAAAATCACTACCCCTCAACAAGCTAAGTTTTTTGTAGAAAGACTTGGTTTTGACTCAATTATTATAGATCGAAGTTTGAATAGAAATTGGGATGATCTAACTATACTTACTGATTATTGTAAAGAGAACAACATCAAAACAACTTTGCTTGCTAATGAAGGATGTATTCCTAATTGTCCATATAAACAATTTTGTGATATGAAAATCTCACAAGCTCCTGATGGCGATAATGTAGGTGATAAATATACTCCTGGATGCTATAATGACTTTGATGAATTTAATGAATTAATTTTTGAATCTCCTTTCATATTACCAACATCTATAAATAAATATAAAGATATGGTAAATGTTATCAAGTTAGCTGGACGATATCAAGCGATTGATAATGTAAAGGGTATTATTGATGCATATATTAGAGGTAATGGAAATGTTTCAGTAGCGAAACTATTGAATACATATACACCACATCAATATGAGTTTATTACTTCATATTTGTTAGAGGAGCATAATTTCTCATTAAAGACAATAAATTGTAAAAATGAGTGTGGTATTAATTGTGATTTTTGTGAAAAATTAATTCACTCATTGAAGGTGAACTATAGATAATTATGTTTCATTTATTATTGACAGAAAAATGTAATTTGAAGTGTCCATATTGTTTTGCTGATGAAGCTATGGATCATACAGATGAAAGATTTAGACAAATATCATTAGAGAACGTATACAAAACTTTTGATATTTTAAGTGAATGGGGTGTAAAAGATATCAGTTATATTGGTGGTGAACCAACACTTCATAGAAATTTTGAAAGAATATTGATGGAAGGATCACGTAGAGGATTTACACAATCAATATTCACAAATGGTATAATGAGTGACGAAAATCTTGAAGTTTTTGAACTATATTTAAATTCGTTCAGAATGATTTTAATAAATATTAATGAGATATCATTTTATACAGATAAACAGCTAGAACGTCTTTATAAATTTTTAGATATATGTGAAGGTAGTAATAATGTAACTATAGGATCAAACATCTACAATATGAATTGGGATGGATCTTATTTGATAGAGTTGAATAAGAGATTTAATCTATCTAACTCGATTAGAATTGGAATGACACTTCCAGTAGTGGGAGAACATACAATTCCTAATATGTATATTAAAGCAGATGATTATAAGTTATATGCTCATATGTTACATAATTTTACTATGAAATGTAAAGAGAATAATTTAAATGTTGATTATGATTGTGTTTTACATCAATGTATGTTTTCAGAAGAACAGATTGATGAAATGGGATCATCATTTAAATCATCATCATTTTGTGAACCGATAATAGATATTGGTGTTGATTTAGATGTATATAGATGCTTTACATTTAGTGCTATATATAATAATACAAAGTTATACGATTATGATAGTGTATCAGAACTAATGGGTTATTATGAACACATTGATAAAGATATTATAATAGATGGTGGGTGTATGAATAATTGTGATTATTGTAGTGCTAAAGATAAAACTTGTCAAGGTGGATGTTTAGCAAATCAATGGTTACATAAACAAATAAGAGGTCAAAAAAATGAAAAAATTGTATGATTCGTCTTTTGAGCGTCACGTATTAAAGGCGATAGAAGAAGATGAAAATAATAATGGATTATTAGATGATGAAGAGGTGTATGAATCTGAATCTGAATATACTGTAATATATCAAAAATCAAATAATCTTGTTGTTGGGTATATGTGTTTTGGTACTCCATACGAATTTACTCCAGCAGAGGATTATTATAGCGCAAAGAATATTGGTCTCATAGATGAAGATACGTTTGATATATTAGATCTTTCTAGACAGAATAGAATTGAAGCGTGGGTAAAATTTAATCCAGAAGATGATACTTTTGGATCAATTTCATTAAAAGCTGAAAGTGATAATACTTATAATTCTAATTGGAATATCTATGTTGATGAGGGTGGTCAATTCAATTTCACATTAAAAGTTATAGATGAAAATGAAAATGATTTAGGTCGTAAATTAATATTAAAGAATATGGATGATGATGGTGTTGAAGTGAATGGTGAGGCACTAACTAAATTAGAAATTAATTCTGGTGATAGTATCTCAGTATCATTAACATCAGACGAAAATAGAGTTATTAGAGTAAAATCGTTCATTGATGGTGAAGAACAAGTAGCACCAAAAGGAAAGTGGTTGGCACTATATATTGCACTCACAAAAGAAACAATCTCTCCAGATGCATTTGGTAAGCTAAGAACATAGTCATACTTATAAATATTACTAAAGAGCAAAGTATTGTTGGAGAAATAATATGAATAAATTACAGTCACCCGATGATCTAAAAGACTATTGTTTTAGAAAATTAGGTGACCCTGTTATCAATATTGAGGTTGATTATGATCAAGCGATGGATCGAATTGATGATTCAATTCAACTATTTGTTGAAAGACACTATGATGGATTAGAAGAAGTATATTATAAAATTCTAATTAGTCAAGAAGATGTTGATAGAGGGTATTTCGAAGTTCCAGATAGAAATGATATAATTGATTATATTCAAGTTTCAAACTCTGGAGATGGGTATACATCAGTACCAAATGTCACAATCAGTGGTGGAGCGGCAAGTGCTGTTGCAATAATGGATACAAAATATCCAGATCGAGTTAAAGCTATTCGTGTTACTAGTACAGGATCTGATTATATAACAGCTCCTACTATAACAATCGATCCACCAACATCAGGTACTACAGCAGAAGCATTTGCTGTACTTGCACCAGGACTAATTTCTGTCGTTGAAATTTTAGAGCCATCAGAGGGTGTACAAGATGCATTAGAGGATGTTAGATATCAGTTTATGATGAAAGAGATTTGGGATATGCAGGGCGGAATGATTCTTCATTATGATATGGCTCAAACACATCTTAAAACAATCAACTCATACTTTAGACCATCAAAATCATTTACATTCAACAAATCTAATAATAGATTATATGTTACAGCGATTCTTAAAGAGAACAATGAATTTTTAGTTAAAGGATATCGTGCAGTTGATCCAAACACACTAACTGGATACGCTCTTGATGTGTATAATGATGAATGGGTTAAGAAATATAGTTGTCAATTAATCAAACAACAATGGGGAAGCAATTTAAAGAAATTTGCTGGAACTCCACTCCCAGGTGGATTATCAATGAATGGACAACAAATTTATGATGAAGCAAGTCAGGAATTAAATAATTTAGAAGAATTGTTTGGTGATACTTATGAATTACCACCCGACTTTATGACAGGATAGTATAAATGGCTACCAATTCATATTTTAGATTACACGATCAGAATGCTAATGAAGTTGCAATATTAGAGGATCTGAATGCTGAGGCAATTCAGATGTTTGGTATCGATCTTTATTATATGCCTAGAAAATTGATGAAAACAGATCCTATTTTTGGTGAAGATATTTTATCAAAGTTTGATGATGTATATCAAATCGAAATGTATATTGAGAATGTGGATCAATTTGGTGGTGATAGAGATATCTATGCTAAATTTGGAATTGAAGTACACGATGAATTAACACTTATTGTTTCTAGACACAGATTTCATCAGGCAGTTGGTGCGGCATCTAGGACTGCTGGATCAGGAACTATTTTACGTGAAGTTGATCAGAGACCACGTGAAGGTGATCTATTATATTTTCCATTTAACAAAGGATTATTTGAATTAACATATGTTGAAGATGAAGAACCTTGGTATCCTTTAGGATCATTAACTACATATAAGTTGACTTGTAAACTATTTGAATACTCACAAGAAACAATTGATACTCCAATTGTTGAAATTGATAAAATTAATCAAGATGATGATATTACAACACCAAGTGATACTCCATTATTACCACCAGTAGAAGATGTTGCATCTGCTGTTATCTGGACTTCATCAACTGCATATGTTGAAGGGCAAGAAGTATATCCTCCAGCTACAGCTAATGTGAATAGATTCTATCGTGTAATTGTTGCTGGTACAACAGGAACAAGTGAACCAGTTTGGGACACAATTCTTGGTGATAAAGTTTATGATGGTAGTGTTGTATATATTATTCAGGGTGCATATAATGAAAATGAAGTGATTGAGCAAGAAGTTGAAGATATTATCGATTGGTCAGAAGATAATCCGTTTGGGAGTTACTAATGTTAGGTACAACTTTTTATCACGGAACAGTTAGAAAAATAACAGTAGCATTTGGTACTCTATTTAATAATATCCATATTCAAAGAAAAGATCGTAAGGGTAATCTTGAACAAGATATTATTGTTCCAATTTCATATGAAACAAAAGAAAAATTTATTGCACGATTAATTCAATCACATCATATTGATGATAAACCAGATGTTCGAACAATTATTCCTAGAATTGGATTTGTTATGAATGGAATGTCATTTGATGAAGATAGAAAACTCAACACAATGAATGAGTGGAGGCATCAAGATATTGATTCGAATGGTGACGTATTTCGAGATATGGTTAGATCACCAATGCCTTATAATTTTGATTTCACTGTTGATATCTATACAAAACATATAGATGATGCACTTCAGATTATAGAACAAATACTACCATATTTTCATCCAGATTTCAATATTACAATCAAAGATATTCCTGAATTAGATGTTGTAAAAGATGTACCAGTTATATTGAATTCGGTATCTAGTGATGTTCAATCAGAAGGTCCACTAGTAGATAGAAGAATTGTTAATTGGACTCTTGAATTTACCGTTAAAGGGTATATCTATCCACCATCCAGATTAAAGGGTAAAGTTATTAGAAAAGTGATGAATTCGATGTATGCATCATCTGGACATAGATTAAGAGATTCATTTAACGGTATAGAAAATGTTAATGTAATCGTTGATCCATTAGGTACTTGTAGTGATACACAATATACATCAAAAGCTACTTGCGAGGCAGCAAGTGAAACTTGGACTCCAACGAATGAAGATGATAATTGGGAGCCGAAAGTAATTATAGAGTAATATTATGTCAAAATCGATTGAAGAGAAGTTAGATAATGTTTTAGGAATTGCTGATGATTTTATGGATGGAGAAGAGTGTACTGAATTAGCACCTCTTGATCCTGTTATTTCAAATCCAGAAAACAGAACATTAGATATTAAGAATGATTATCAATATAGTCGTGAAAAACTATATCATTTGATAGAGCGTGGTCAAACTGCATTAGATAGACTTGTTACTGTAGCACAAGATAGCGAGTCTCCTAGAGCATTTGAAGTTGTTAGTACGATGGTTAAGACACTAACAGATTCAACAAAAGAACTAGTCAATCTACAAAAAGTTATGCGAGATGTGGATGAAGCTGGTGCTGAAATGGTTGGTAAGAATGCTAAAGAAGTGACTAATAATAATGTGTTTGTTGGGAGTACAGCAGAACTTCAACAAATTGTGAAGGATGCTAGAGATGATAAATCAGATTAAACAAGGTTATCTTGGTAATTCATTACTTAAAAGAAAGAATACACAACATCAATTCACTCAAGAACAAGTTGCTGAATACGTTAAGTGTGCCAATGATCCGATCTATTTCATATTAAACTATGTGAAGATTGTACACGTAGATCACGGACTTGTATCATTTGATCTATATGATTTTCAGAAAGATCTAGTAAACTCATTACACAACAATCGTTTTTCTATTGTAAAGACAGCCAGACAGTGTGGTAAGTCTACAGTATCAGTAGCATATCTACTTCACTATGTTCTATTTAACGATAATAAGACTGTTGGTATTCTTGCTAATAAGGCATCAACATCAAGAGAGTTATTGGGTAGACTACAGTTAGCATATGAGAAACTACCCGATTGGTTACAACAAGGAATTACTTCTTGGAATAAGGGTGATATAGAATTAGAGAATGGTAGTAAGATTATTGCCGCTGCTACATCTGGTAGTGCGGTTCGTGGTATGTCATTCTCGGCTATTTTTCTAGATGAGTTTGCTTTCGTTCCATCTGGTATTGCTGAAGATTTCTTTAGATCAGTATATCCAACGATTTCGTCTGGTAAAGAGACAAAAGTTATTATTGTATCCACACCAAATGGTTTAAATCATTTCTATAAAATGTGGATTGAAGCTGAAGAAGAGAGAAGTAATTTTGTTGCTTTCAAAGTACATTGGTCACAAGTTCCAGGTCGTGATGAGCAATGGAAGCAAGAGACAATAGCAAATACAAGTCCAGAACAATTTGAACAAGAACACGAAGCAACATTTCTAGGATCTTCTAATACATTGATCAACACTAATAAATTACAAACGCTGGTTCATAAAACACCCATATTACAGTCTTATGGATTAAATGTATATCAAGAGACTATTGAAGATCATCAATATATGATAGCTGTCGATACAGCAGAGGGGCGCGGTCAAGACTATTCTACAATGAATGTGATTGATATTACAGAATATCCAATGAAGCAAGTTGCTGTATATAGAAGTAATACTATATCACCATTATTATTACCGAATATGATTAATGAAGTAGCAACAAAATATAATAATGCTGATGTGTTAGTTGAGCGTGATTCTGTGGGTCAAGAAGTACTAAATATACTCAACTATGATCTTGAATATGAAAATATTATTGCTATGAGTGAAACAAGATCTGATGGTTTTGGTGTGAAAATGACAAAGAAAGTGAAAGCTATTGGATGCTCAAATTTAAAAGATCTACTAGAAAATGATAAATTAGTCATTAATGATATAGACACAATATCAGAATTATCATCTTTTGTAATGAAGGGTAGATCTTTCGCTGCAGGTGATGGATCGAATGATGATGTTGTGATGGGATTAGTACTATTTTCTTGGATGACTTCTCAAGAAATATTTAAAGATTTGACTAATCAAGATATAAGAAAAACACTATATGCTGATCAAATACAACAAATTGAAGATAATATGTTACCTTTTGGATTCTTTGATGATGGTACAGAAGAAGAGTATATTAATGAGGGGGGCGAACTCTGGCAAGTGGTCTAGATATTCGTTTTTATAAATAATTATAATAAAATTTTTAAACATTGTAAGATTATTAAGGGAGATGTAACTATGGGATTCCAATTAAGTCCAGGTGTAGAAATTAAAGAAGTTGATCTCTCCACAACCGTTGCTCCAGTTGCTAGTGGTTTAGGTGCCACAGTAGGATTCTTCGGTTGGGGACCTGTAATGGATCCGACTACAATCACTTCAGAAAATCAGTTAGTATCAACTTTCGGTAGACCAGATGATGGAACAGCTTCTAGCTTTTTTTCAACTGCAAACTTTTTAAGATATGCTGATAATATTAAAGTGGTTCGTATTGTCGATCTAGATGGAAACAATTCTGCAAACGCTTCAGATAGCGGTGGAAATGTTCTTATCAAAAATGCAGATGACTTCGATTCTCAATATGCCACACTATCAGGAGCGGGTAATTCAGAACCGTTCTTTGCAAAATATCCAGGTGATATGGGTAACTATATCACAGTAAGTCATTCAGATTCAGTTGGTTGGTCAACTTATCCTGATGCTAATATTTTTGATGTAGAACCAGATTCATCAAACAATGAATATGCAGTTGTAGTAAAATACTATAACGAATTGGTTCATTCAGCAACAACATATAACAATACAGCATCATATCTTGCAGGTACAGTTGTTTGGCATAGTGATGTTGCTTGGAAATGTATTCAATACTTAGATCAATCACTTGGTGATATTGAACCTGGTGTTGGTACTAATACAAATCTTTACTGGGAAGCAGTTGATTATACAGTAGTTGAGTCATATATTGTTTCTTCTGATTCAACAGGAACTGGTACTTCTGGAGAAAATATTTTTGCTGATGAAGTTATTAATAAGGGCTCTCAGTGGATTTGGTGTATATCAGATAAGTTTGTTTCTGGTAACGGAACAGTACTATTCTCTGGTGGTCTAGCTGGTACACCAAATGATGATGAGTGGTCAGAAGGATGGGATTTATTTGTAAATCCAGAAGAGACTGAAATCAATCTATGTGTTACTGGTGGTGCTTCTAGTCTTGCTGAAGCAAGTGCTAAGTTAGTAGCTGAGAAAGTTGTCAATCAAGTTGCTGCAGCCCGCGGTGATTGTATGGCATTTATCTCACCTCCAGAAGAGTTAGTTGTTCCATATATTGGTCAAAGTTCAATAATTTCTAGTAATGTTATTGATTATAGAAAGAGTTTGAATGTTGGTACTAAAGCTGGTACATATGCAGTTATTGATGGTAACTTTAAATATCAATATGACAAGTATAATGATAAGTATCGTTGGATATCTATTAATGCTGATGTTGCTGGTCTTTGTGTATACACAGATAGCGTAAGAGATCCTTGGTGGAGTCCAGGTGGTCTTAATCGTGGTAATATCAAGTCTGTTGTCAAACTAGCTTGGAACCCAGCTAAAGCATATAGAGATGATCTATATAAAAATGCTGTTAATCCAATTGTTTCATTCCCAGGTCAAGGTACTGTACTTTGGGGTGATAAGACAATGACTAATAAACCAAGTGCATTTGATCGAATCAATGTACGCAGATTGTTTATTTTCCTTGAGCAAGCAGTATCTAGAGTATCTAAGTACTTCTTGTTTGAATTTAATGATGCATTCACAAGAAAACAATTTGTTAATATGGTTGATCCATTCTTACGTGACGTTAAAGGACGTAGAGGTATGTACGACTATCTAGTTGTATGTGATGATAGTAACAATACGGGTGAGGTTATTGATAGAAATGAGTTTAAGGCAGACTTCTATATTAAACCAACTAAATCAATTAATTTCATTACATTAACATTCGTAGCTACCAAAACTGGTGTTGCGTTCAGTGAAGTAATTGGATAAGGAGAAAACAAATGAGCGCATTAAGTCTTGACAATTTTAAAAGTTCATTCACTGAGTGGCAGCGTCCTACACATTTTGAGGTAGAGATTGATCTACCTCAAGCATCCATTCTTGGATCATCATTTGATGATGATTTCAAGATTGTATGTAAAGCATCATCTATTCCTGCGGCAACTACAGGTGTTGTAGAAGTTCCATATCTTGGTCGTAAGATCAAGGTTGCTGGTGATAGATCATTTGCTGATTGGACAGTTACTGTGATGGATGATCAAAATCATAAGTATAGAGAAAAGTTTGAACGTTGGATGGAATATATTGGTAATTCAGCAATGAATATCAATGGTCAAACACCATCATATAAGGGATCAGCAACGGTTCGTTTGATTGATCGTGCAGCAGGACAAGAGACTGCTGTATGGACAATGATGGGTTTATTCCCAAGTGATATTGGTGCAATGGATATGAGTTATGAAACCAATGATTCTATTGCAGAATATACAGTAACATTTGCATATGATTATCACATCTCTGGTGTGGGTAATGTTGGAGCAGGTGGTCTAGCGGGATTAGTATCTAGTTTGATTAGTTAATAATGTTGTATATAGGGAGATTTTTAATCGATTTCTCCCTATATACATATTAATATATTATGAGATAGAAAGGATAACATATGCCTATAGATTTGTTTGGATATAGATTAGAAAAGCGACTTAAAGAGAAAGATGAATCTAAAGTTGCTAAATCTTTTGTGCCTCCGAGAGAAGAGGATGGTGCAAGTATAATCAACGGTGGTGGAATTAATGATTATACAATTAATTTTGATTTTGATTATAAGTCTGATGAAGAATTAATCTCAAGATATCGTAAAGTTTCAAAACATCCTGAGGCTGAGTCTGCTATTGATGATATCGTAAATGAAGCTATCGTTTTTGATCCTAGGGAAGAATCTGTTAATATTATATTAGATAAGTTAGAACAACCAGATAATATTAAAGATGCTATTCTTCACGAATTCAAAAAGATTATCAAATTACTCAACTTCAACAAAGAGGGTGGAGAGTGGTTTAGAAAATGGTATATTGATGGAAAATTATACTTTCATATTGTAGTAGATGAATCCAATCTCAAAAAGGGTATTAGAGATTTACGTTGGATTGAACCAACTAACATAAGAAAAGTTAGAGAAGTATTAAAAGAAAAAAATAATGATGGTGTTGATATTATTACTGGAGTTGATGAATATTACTTATATTCTAATGAAGGAAATGCAGCAACGTCAGCACTAAAAATTGCTAATGAATCTATCTGTTATGCCCATTCTGGATTATTAGCTGAGAATGGTGATAATATTTTAAGTTATATTCATAAGGCGATTAAACCTATTAATCAATTAAGAATGCTTGAAGATGCGTTGGTTATCTATAGATTATCAAGAGCACCTGAAAGAAGAGTATTCTATATCGATGTTGGTAATTTACCAAAATCAAGAGCTGAAGAATATTTAAGAACCATTATGAATAAATATAAGAATAAGATTGTTTATGATGCTTCAACTGGCACAACAAAAGATGTAAATGATACAATGACTATGATGGAAGATTTCTGGCTTCCTCGTAGAGAAGGTGGTAAAGGTACAGAGATTACTACATTACCTGGGGGTCAAAATCTAGGTGATATTGAAGATATTTTATATTTCCAGAAAAAGGTTTATAAAGCATTACACGTTCCATCATCAAGAATAGAAGCTGATAATGGTTTCTCTCTTGGTAGAGCGGCAGAGATTAGTAGAGATGAAGTTAAATTTAGTAAATTCATTGAAAAATTAAGAAAAAGATTTAGTGAAGTATTCTATCAATTACTTAGAGCGCAATTAATTTCTAAAGGTATTATCACTAAAGTTGATTGGAAAGAATTCAAAGAATATATTAATTTTGAATTTAAGTCGGATTCTTATTTCTCTGAATTAAAAGAAGCTGAGATGATTCGTGAAAGAATGGAGATTCTTAGAGATATTTCAGAATATGCTGGTAAGTATGTTTCTCATACTTGGATTAGAAAGAATGTACTACAGCAAACTGAAGAAGAAATTGAAGAATTAAATAAAGAGATTAAAGATGAAATGTCTGATCCACAATTTAAAGAACCAGAAGAGGATTATTAATTATGAGTGAAGTAAATGTTAAAGATGCATTGAATTTTGCAAGAGCGGGAAAGGCTAGTAATTTCAAAGATATAATTGCGAGTTTATTAAAGAATAAAATTTTTAATTCTATCTCAGATAGAAAAACAGATATTGCCAGAACTATGTTCAAGAAGGGCGAATCTCAAGGAGAATAAGTATGTTAAGTTTTATTGATTTTCTTACAGAATCAGAGAAGGGAGACAAAGAAAAATATCAAAAATTTTTTAGGGCTGCACTTAAAAAATTTGGTGTATCTGAACCAGATGAATTAGATGGTGATAAGAAGAAAGAATTCTTTGATTATGTTGATGCTAATTGGGAAGCTGATGACGAAGAAGATGAAGATGAAGTTGATGAAAAATACAAATTTGTTGTTCGTGGTAAAAAGAAAATAAAAAAGAAAATTACTACTGCATCACAAAAGAATAGAAAAATGAGTTTAGTGAAGCGTAAGAAAGTTGCTAAAAAAGGTGCTAAAACTCGTAAGAAAGAAGCTGGTAAACAACGAATGGCTCTAAAGAAACGCAAGAAGAGTATGGCTAAACGTAAATCGTTTGGTATGGATTAAGGAGTATAATGATGAGATTAATCACAGAGGTTAGAGAAGATTTAACTCAGGTAATAGAAGAGTCTAAAAAGACTGGAGAGAAGAACTATTTCATCGAAGGTGTTTTTCTACAGGCTGAGTTAAAAAATAGAAATGGTCGTATATATCCAAGTGAGACAATGGCTAAAGAAGTTGATCGTTATACTAAAACGTATGTGAATGAAAATCGTGCGTTTGGTGAACTTGGTCATCCACAAGGACCATCAATCAACTTGGATCGTGTATCACATTTGATTACAGAATTAAAGCAAGATGGTAATAACTACATCGGTAAAGCTAAGATTATGGATACGCCTTATGGTAACATCGTAAAGAATCTTATCAAAGAAGGTGCTAGATTAGGTGTATCTTCTCGTGGTATGGGTTCAATGAAAAAGAAAGGTAATATCAATGTGGTACAAGATGACTTCTATCTCGCAACGGCAGCTGATATTGTTGCTGATCCTTCGGCTCCCGATGCTTTTGTTAATGGTATTATGGAAGGAAAAGAATGGATCTGGGATAATGGAATCTTTAAAGAGGCAGATGTTGCCGAAGCATATGAAGAGATTTCAAAAGCAAGAACCCCAGAACTAGAAGAAAAGATGATAAAAGTATTTGATTCGTTTATAAATACTCTATAAAATCAAAAAACTTATAAATAATCATAGAACAGAATTTATTTTTTAAAAAATGCAATTTTTAAGGAGAACAATATGAAACTGAAAACTGAATCAGGTGAGATTCTAGAGTTATCAGAAGGCACTTATAAGAGTGTTGATGGTGACGTAGAACTTGCTGTAGAAGAAGCAGAAGATATGCTTGAGGATGGAAAGCTGGAAGCTATCGCTGAAGAAGAGGAAGTTGTTTCTGAATCTGAAGAAATCGCCGAGGATGAAATCGAGGAAGCTAAGAAGAAGGAAGAAGTAGCTGAGGACGAGGAAGACGAAGACGAGGACGAAGAGGAAGAGGAAGAGGAAGAGGAAGAAGTGAAAGTCAAAGCTAAGAAGCAAGAAGCTAAGGAAGAAGCAGAGATTTCTGTTGATGTATCCGAGGATGTTGATGCTCTTTTCAATGGCGAAGAACTTTCTGAGGATTTCCGCACTAAAGCAACTACTATCTTTGAGGCTGCCGTAAAATCTCATGTTAAGGATGAGGCTAAAAAGATTGAAGAGACTGTTGAAGCTAAGATTGAAGAGAGAATGGAAACTTTCTCTGGAGAGATGATTGAAAACCTAGATGGTTATCTTGACTATGTTGTTACTGAATGGATGGAAGAGAATAAACTTGCTATTGAAACTGGTCTCAAGACTGAGGTTACTGAAGAGTTTATTGATGGTCTTAAAGATCTATTCGAATCTCATTATATCGATGTTCCTGAGGACAAGTATGATGTTATCGGAGAACAGGCATCTAAGATTGAAGAGTTAGAAACTAAGTTGGATGACGAAGTAAACTCTAAGATTGAAATGTCCAAAGAAATTTCAGAAATGAAAAAAGCAACTCTTTTCACAGAGGCTACTAGTGAATTGGCATCTACTCAAGTAGAGAAGATTCGCACTCTTTCAGAAGAGGTTGATTTTAAGTCAGAAGATGAATATAAAGAAGCAATCGCTACTTTAGTAGAGAATTACTTCCCATCTGAAGATAAGAAAGCTGAGATTAATGAAGAAACAACAGAATCTACTAAGAAGGCAGAAGTTTCAAGCGAGATGGACGCAATTTTAGCAACAATTTCTAAATTTTCATAAATAATAGAATTAATAACTTTTGTACAAAAAATTAAGGAGAAACAAAATGTATTTAACTGAGGAAATTAAAGAAAAGTGGGCTCCAGTTCTTGAGGCAGATGGTCTGCCAGAGATTCAAGATCCTACTATTAAGGGTGTAGTAACTCGACTTCTAGAAAATCAAAAACTAGATCTTCAAGAGGGTAATACTACTGGTGTAACTTCTACTGGTGGTGTTGATAATTGGGATCCAATCCTAATTTCACTAGTTCGTAGAACTATGCCGCAGTTGATGGCTTATGACACTATTGGTGTTCAGCCAATGACTGGACCTACTGGTCTAATCTTCGCTATGAAGACCTGGTACGGTGAAGAGATGAACAAGGGTGGTGCAGCAACTGAAGCACTTTCTGGGCTTGGTGGTGCAGCAGCTGCTCCAGATACTTCACATTCTGGTGATTCTGGTACTACTATGGATACTGCTGGTGCGGAAATTCTTGGATCTGCAGCTCATCCTGCTGGTCTTGGTGCTACTGCTGGTGGTGACTGGAATGAAATGTCTTTCTCAATCGAGAAATCAAGCGTTACTGCTGGTTCTAGAGCGTTGAAGGCTAAGTATTCACAGGAACTTGCTCAGGATCTTAAGGCTATTCACGGTCTTGATGCTGAAGCTGAACTTGCTAATATTCTATCTAGCGAGATTCTTGCTGAGATCAATCGTGAAATCATCGTGAAGATTAACTCTCAAGCTACTGCTGGTGCTGCCGCAGGTACTACTACTGTTGGTACATTTGACGTTGCTGATGCAACTGATACTCGTTCCGCACGTTGGGGTGGTGAGCGTTATAAGTCTCTTATGATTCAAATCAATCGTGAAGCTAATCAGATTGCTCTTAATACTGGTCGTGGTGCTGGTAACTGGATCATCTGTTCAGCTGATGTTGCATCTGCTCTTGATATGGTTGCAGGTCTTGATATGCCATCTGGTATGAATACTGGTTCTGGTGGTATCAATTCAGACTTCACTAAGGGAACTTTCGCAGGCGTTCTTGGTGGCAAGTACAAAGTATTTGTTGATCAGTATGCTCCAAATGATTACATCACTGTTGGTTATAAGGGTCAGAATCAGTATGATGCTGGTCTATTCTATTGCCCATATGTACCTCTACAGATGATGAAAACTATTGGCGAGAGTGACTTCCAACCACGTATTGGATTCAAGACTCGTTATGGTCTTCAGCACAACCCATTTGCTAGTGGTTCTGCAGGCGCTAACCCTTACTTCCGTTCATTCACAGTTACTAATCTGTAATAGCAAAGTAAGTGAAGCAAAAAGGGACTCTTCGGAGTCCCTTTTTTAATGCGTGTATAAATATGTGTAAAGACTTTGTGAGAGTATACAATGAGAAATAATCCAGAACATCAAAATTATGCAACTTCATCAAATTTTAGATTTGATATTGCTAAGATTCCAAATACAATATATTATCTTCAATCTGCTAATATACCAACAGTTACATTGGGTCAAACAGTAATGCCAAATCCAATGGTTAACATGAATATTGCTGGTGATCAAATTAACTTTTCATCATTAAGCTGTGTGTTTATTATTGATGAACACTTTAAGAATTATAGTGAAATTTTAAATTGGATGACACAAATTAGAGATCCAGAATTTATCAAAGGTGATTTGAAAGAATTCTATTCTGATGCAACATTGCACGTTTTAACAAACAATAAAAATTATGACTTCTCAATCACATTTTATGATTGTTATCCTACTAATATAGGTGATGTATCATTTGGTGTGACTAGTGAAGGTGAACCATTATCAGTTGATGTTGAATTTGAATATTCACACTTCAAATTCGATGATGTTAGAAAATTTACTAAAAATCCTATTTGACAAATAGACTCTTTTATGTTATGATGGTGCAATGAAAATTGAAAAAATAATGGAAATGGTTGATGATGATTTGAAATATGATCAGAACAATCTAGACACTGAATCGCTAAAATCCCCACTACTACACAACAAGTATTTGAAATTGCTTGCTGGTGAAATTCTATTGTTCAAAAGACTTGAGCAAGAGAAGAAACGTATGTATATGAAAAAGTATAACTACTATATGGGTAGAGGTGATCCTGATGATTATGAAAATTGGCCTGATTATGAGATTGGTAAAGCTGAAATCAAGATATATATAGAAAGTGATGCAGAGTATCAAGAAATTGAATTTAAAATGCAGATCGAAAAAGAGAAAATTGAGTATCTTGAAAAGATTATTAAAACAATCTCATCAAGAAATTGGGATATAAGAAATGCTATAGAATGGCAGAAATTTCAGAATGGAGTGATTTGATGGAAGAAAAAATGTGGTGTCATAAGTGTAAAGTTGAGGGTGAGCATTACGTTGGTAAGAATGAAGAATGTAATTGGTGTGGTGCAACTGAAGAAAAAGAAAAAGCTGTGATTGATAATATTGGATTCTTTCACTCATCTATTGTGGAGACTATCAATAGATATGACTGATATTGTTATCAAAAAACACGATGATGTGTTTTTGAGAGTTGAAGCTGAACAAAGTATTTTAGCAGAAGCATCAGACTTCTTTACTTTTGAAGTTCCTGGTCATAGATTTATGCCAACGTTTAGAAATAAACAATGGGATGGTAAGATTCGTCTATTGAATATGTACAATGGAGAGTTGTATACTGGCCTCCATAAGTATGTTGAGAAATTTGCTAAAAATGGAGATTATTCACTCTCATATGAAAAGGATTTTCATCCACCAGAAGCAAACAAAGAAAAGATTAAAGAGTTTGCTAGATGGTTAAATCCTCATTCTAAAGATAAACCAATCTCACACCACGATTATCAAATTGATGGTATTCAACACGCTATTTCAGATAATAGAGCATTACTACTTTCACCAACATCATCTGGTAAATCTCTAATGATTTATACTCTGGTTCGTTGGTATGAGCAAGTGATTCCTGATGATAAGCAAATTCTAATTATTGTACCAACTACGCAATTAGTAGAACAAATGTTCTATGATTTTGCTGATTATTCAACCCACAATGGTTGGGATGCAGAAGCAAAATGTCATAGAGTGTATGGTGGAGCAGATAAGAACGATTTTTCAAAAAAAGTTGTAATTTCCACCTGGCAAAGTATATATAAGATGAAGAGACAATTTTTTGTTCCGTTCAATGTTTTGATTGGTGATGAGGCTCACGGTTTTAAAGCTAAATCACTAACAAGCATAGCGACAAAATTGACTAATTGCCCATACAAGTTTGGTACTACTGGTACACTTGATGGTACTACAACACATAGACTTGTGTTGGAGGGATTGTTTGGTCCTGTATATAAAGTTATAACAACAAAAGAATTGATGGATGATAAAAAGATTTCTTCACTATCAATTCAATGTGTAGTATTAGAATATGATGAGGAGATAAGAAAAGCATATAATAAAATTCCTTATCAAGAAGAAATGAAGTTTCTTATCTCTCATAAAAAGAGAAATAAATTCATTACGAATCTCTCTACTACACAAAAAGGTAATACATTAGTACTGTTTCAAATGGTGGATAAACACGGAAAGATTCTCCACAAAATGATTCAGGATAAAATTGAAGGAACAGGTAGAAAAGTATTCTTTGTATCTGGTTCAACAAAAACAGAAGATAGAGAATTAGTAAGGAAGATCACTGATTCGAATAAAAGTGGTATCGAAATATATTTTGGTGATAAAAAAATATTAGTTGATCATAATAAAGATGTTCCCTTGAATAATGGAACAACAAAAAAAGCAAAAAATATTACAGAAAATGATGATATTTTAGACTCTTGGGTTATTAATAATATTAATACCAGTACAAAACATTAGGAATTAATATGAACTATTATAATCAATAATAAAAAAGAATCAGTTTCAATTAAATTAAAAGAGAAATGGAAAGATCCCGAATATAAAACAAAGATGAAAAAAAGAAAATCTCGTGGTTCAGATGGAAGTAAAATGAAAGAGTTATGGGCTGATCCTGTATGGAAAGCCAATATGTTAAATAAAAGAGCAGAAGCTAGAAAAAGGAAATTAAATGAAACCAAGTAAAATAAAGGGGGTTCAGGGTGCGATTATTATCGCATCCTATTAGAACGGAACCTTCTCAACGGGAGTGAACATTAGGAACCTTCACAATATTATATTTGCTTCTCCATCCAAGAGTCGTATACGAAATCTACAAAGCATAGGTAGAGGATTGAGAAAGGGTGATATAAAAGATCACGCAACATTATATGATATTGCTGATGATATGCATTGGAAGAAACATAAGAATTTTACTCTAAAACATTTCTCTGAAAGAGTGAAAATTTACAATAGTGAACAGTTTAGTTACAAAATACATAAGGTGAAAATAAATGGTTAAAAATGTAAAATTAGTAAAATTGATGAGTGGTGAAGAATTTGTAGCACAAGTTACAGAGAATGATACACACTATATTTGTAAAGAACCAATTGGCATTGGTCCCACTCAAGCGGGTGATGGTGCAATGAGCGTAGGATTCTTTCCATTCTTACCATATGCAGAATCTGGTGATTTTGAGTTTGAAAAGAGTAAGGTGTTAATTGTTGTTCCAGTACAAGATGATGTGAAAAACAACTATTCAAAGATTTTTAGTCCAATTGATGTTCCACAAGAGCAAAAAATTATCATTTAGGGGTTGACAAGACCTTTAAAATACTATATAATATGGCAAAATTAGATTATAGTAAATGTAGATACGAATATGAGGATTACAGATGATTGAGTTATTACAGGGCGATTGCCTTGAGATGATGAAAGATATTCCAGATGGTAGTGTGGATATGGTTTTGACTGATCCACCTTACGGTACGACTGCTTG